GATCCTAAGGGTGATGAGGATCCTAAGGGTGATGAGGATCCTAAGGGTGATGAGGATCCTAAGGGTGATGAGGATCCTAAGGGTGATGAGGATCCTAAGGGTGATAATAATGACGGAGAAGATACACGCAATCCGGGGGACGAGGGGACGGGTGCTTCCGGCGAAGGTCAGGGCGAGGGAGAAGATAATCAGGATCCCGAAGGGACTGGTGAGACTGAGCCTTCGGGCACAGAATAATATCAAGACCCCTGTCTCTGTTGTACGTAGGCAAATGACCGCAGCTGAGGATGAAGGGTAGTATGAACGTGACCCTCCCACATAAGTGGCGACCACGAAACTATCAGAGGCCGTTGTGGGACTTTTATGAGGGAGGGGGTCGACGAGGGGTGGCTGTGTGGCATCGGCGCGCTGGAAAGGATCTATTCGCCATAAACTTGTGTGCGACGGCCGCCGTTCAGAGAAAGGGGCTGTATTGGCATCTCCTTCCCACCTATAACCAGGGGCGAAAGATAGTATGGGACGGGTTCACGAGGGATGGGCGGAAGTTTCTCGATCACTTTCCACCGGAGTTAGTGGAGGCGAAGAATAATACGGAGATGCGTCTTACCCTTCATACAGGATCCATATTCCAGGTGGTGGGGACAGACGACCCGGATCGTTTGGTTGGTACGAATCCGATTGGTGTCGTCTTCTCAGAATACTCACTTCAGGATCCTAAGGCATGGGATCTGATACGTCCCATACTCGCTGAGAATCAGGGGTGGGCACTCTTTATATATACGGCCAGGGGGAGGAACCATGGCTTTCGAATGATAGAGATGGCCAAGAAGAATCCTAAATGGTGGGGTGAGGTTCTTGTTGCGGGAGACGAGGGCACCTTGCGTCCTGATGGTTCACCAGTAATATCAGATGAGACGATACAGGAAGAGCGAGATTCCGGGATGCCAGAGGAGACAATCCAGCAAGAATTCTATTGTTCGTTTGAGGCCCCGATTATTGGGGCATACTTCGGTCAACAAATGATGAGGGCGGATAAGAGCGGCCGGATCACCAAGGTCCCATTCGATCCGGCCCTTCCAGTACACACCGCGTGGGATCTGGGTATAGCCGATGCTATGAGTATCTGGTTTTATCAGGAACACGGCTTTGAGACACGAATCTGCAACTATTATGAGAACTCAGGTGAACCCCTATCGCATTATGCTAGGAAATTGAATGAAATCGCTACAAGTAATAATTTCACGTACGGTCGTCACTATGCCCCTCACGATATTAAGGTTCGAGAGTTGGCAACGGGTAAGAGTCGTCTCGAGGTCGCTCGTGGTTTGGGAATTAAGTTTACAATAGTCGAGAGACATGATGTAATGGACGGTATTGAGGCGGCCAGGAATCTCCTCAATACCTGCTGGTTTGATAATGACTCTTGTTCGTATGGCCTTGATTGCCTCAGACAATATCGTAAAGAGTGGGATGATAAGAATAAGTGTTATTCTGATCGTCCACTTCATGACTGGACGTCTCACGGTGCAGATGGATTTAGAATTCTCGCGTGGGGCAAGAAGAGACGCTCTAAATATAAGCGAGAGAGTCGACAAATGAGTACGGGGATGGATTACGATCCACTGGCATGAAAGATATAAGATTCCATCAGGCATATGAGGAACAATATCTAGGTTTTCTTGAGGCTTGGATTAATGAGAATGAGGATTCTAAGGTTAGGATTGATCCAAGTGATGTGGTGGTGTTTGGCGTTCTCAATGGTAATGTGATCGCTGTCGCCCGATTGACAAGACATAACCGTATGTACATGTCCTTTAGTGTGGATGGAAATATGCCTCAGACATATAGATGTTTTAGGCATTTTGAGTCGTGGTGCATGATGAATGGTCTGAATCCAGTAATGGTGGTCAGTCCTGATAGCCCATTATTTGAGTATTGTAGTCGCGTAATGAATCGAGTCGAGGGAGCGTTTCAGTTCAAATTGGAGGATAGTCATGTGTAGAGAGTCATTGGCCCAAATAGCAGATCCCCTCAATATTTTGAACCCTGATGAGGGGGTTCATTATAAGGATTGGTGGCAGAATTTAGGAGACCCAGGTGGGATCTTCGCTCCAGGAGGATTGTTAGGGGAGGAGAGTAAGGAGGAGGACAAACGAAAAGGCAAGGAGAAGAAACAGACAATTCCTAAACTGGAAATGCCAGATCTTTCAAGTCTTAAGGAACCACCCAGGGCCGGGATGGCAGAGAAGGCATCATTAAGAGATTTCAGAAAGAAATTTGGTCGTAGACAGACTATTCTCACTCCCAGTGGTGAGACAGGTCCAGTACGACGTAGGCAATTGTATAATCCTCAAGAGACTCCGGCTGGAACTTTGTTAGGGGGTTGATATGGCAGATGATACACGCGCAGTTAATCTATTACAAAAGTATTCTGAGATGGATTCGAGACGATCTCAGTGGAAATCTCAATGGGAGGATATTCGAAACTTGGTTCGAGTTCATTCCAGAAATTTCTATGCCGATAATAGGTATAATAAGGGGGAGCGAAAGACAGACAATATCTATGATGGCACCGCCCCATGGGCATTGGAACAACTTGCGGCGGCGTTACATAACTACCTAACGTCTCCCACAAGCCGATGGTTCAACCTGGCTGTTAGTGATGACCTACCAGTAGATCATGATGAACTTACATGGCTGGAGTTTGTGAGTGACCTATTATATAAGGAATATGCCCGCCCTCAGACGAATCACGCCGCACAGTTACATGAGTTGTTCCTGGATATCCCATCTCTAGGCACCGCGGTCCTCTATCAGGCGTATAATCGCCGTGGAAGACATCTCACATTCCGTGCCTTCCCTCTTGCAGACTGTAAGATAGAGGAAAATACTGATGGGATGGTAGATACAGTATATAGGGATATCTTGTGGAGATCACGCCAAGTTCTTCAAAATTGGGATGAGAAACAACTACCAGATAAGTTATTGAAATCCATCACTGGGGATAAGAAACTCAGTAAGGAACATAAGATAATTCATATGGTGTTTCCTCGCTCAGATCGTGATGCCTCCAAATTCTCGAAGACGAACAAACCCTGGGCCTCGTTGTGGCTTGCTCATGATACTAAGGAGATAATTGATGAGGGAGGGTTCGACTCTTTCCCATATCATGTTCCTAGATGGAGCAAATTATCTGGTGAGGTTTATGGTCGATCACCCGCAATGACCTGTCTTCCTGATATTAAGATGCTTAATCAGATGAGTAAGACCATTATTAAGGGAGCTCAGAAAGTTGTTGATCCCCCGTTAATGGTCCCTGATGATGGGTTTCTTATGCCGTTAAAGACTAACCCTGGATCGTTGTTGATGTATGAACCAGGTACCGAGGCTGTTATTCCGTTAGAGACTAAGGGTAAGATTCATATTGGCCATGAGATGGAGGATCGTCGGAAAGATCAGATTGTTAAGGCCTTTTTCGTGGATTGGATTATTCGGAGTAAGAAACGGGAGCGTCAAACAACCACAGAGATTCTTGATGATCGTAACGAGATGCTTAGGCAGATGGCTCCAATGTTAGGTAGACTCCAGACAGAATTATTAGGGCCAATGTTGAGTAGATCATTAAGATTATTGGCAATGATGAATAGGATCCCTCCCATGCCTCCCTCTTTAGAGAATCGTGGGATATCAGTCGAGTATGTGTCACCCGCAGCAAGGGCCCAGAAGATGGAGAAGGGGGTCACGATTCAGGGATTTATTGAGGCAATGACCGTGTTATCTCAGATTGATAAGAACGCCTTAGATGTCCTGGATGTTGATCAGGCCGCCGCTGAGATTGCTAAGTTGAATGATGTTCCACGTAAGATAATTCGATCCCCTGAGGATATAGAGAAGGTAAGACAATTACGGAAAGAAGAAGAAGATACAGAAAGAGAGACAATGTTGGCCAAGGAGGGGGCAGGGGCAATTAAAGATCTCGCGGCCGCTAATCAAATGGGTGGTGTTCTATAATGCATATTCTTGATAGAATAAGACGTCATGAGGATTATATTCATGTGTTCGATAGTCCTCAAGGTGAGAGGGTCCTCAGGCATCTTTGTAAGAAAGCGAATGTGTTTGAACCAACGTTTGTTGTTGGAGATCCAAATCAAACAGCTCTGAGAGAGGGTAGGCGCCAATTGGTCCTATCTATATTAAGAGAGGTCTTTGGGGATCATGCCGCCCTATATGACCAACTTAAGAATGGCATGATGGAGGACGGGCAACATGGCTGATCCAACACCAACACCTACACCGACGCCGACGCCAACACCTACACCGACGCCGACGCCAACACCGACACCGACGCCGACACCTACGCCGACACCAGAGGATTTTCTCCTCTCACTTCCTGATGATCTCAGGAATGATCCATCGATTGTCGCCGCAGGGATTAAGGATGCTGCAACTCTGGCCAGAAGCTTCGTGAATGCTCAAAAGCTTATTGGTTCAGACAAGATAGCCCTTCCTAAAGAGACTTGGAAGGATGAACAGTGGGACGAGTTCTTTAATGCGACGGGACGTCCTGAAGAGGCAACAGGATATACCCCAATTGAGAAGGAAAAGATAGAAAAAATTGGAATGGCCAATGAGGTTATTGAGGGTATGAACAAGGCATTCCATAAGGCAGGTCTCTCAACGAAACAAGCAAAGGATGTTTCAGAATATTATGTTGGCCTACTGACAGAACAGTTGACCTCCTATCAGGATCATCAGACCCAGTCCTCGCAAGAGGCAGAGAATACTCTTAGGACTGAGTATAAAGATGATTATGAGATGAACTTGGAAATGGCCCAAAACATGATCTCTCAGTTTGGTGGCAATGAGTTGGTCAAGGCCTTGGATGAGACAGGATTTGGTAATAATCCTCACCTGATTAAGATGTTGGTAACAGTGGGTAAGATGTTTGTTGAGGATGATGCTAAGGGCCGGGGTAAAGGATTGATTGTCACCTCTGAGTCTGAAGCAAAACAAGAGCTTGCCACACTTCGTGGGGATGAATCATTCATGCAGAAGCTTGGTAATAAGATGGATCCTGGTCACAAGGAGTCTGTGGCAAGATGGGAAGATCTCCATAAGAAGGCATTTCCTGGTGTGGAGGCACCTGTATAATTTTCCCGTGTACAACTAGTTTTATTTATGATATTATAATACTAGATAATTTGCTGGGTAGCCAATCTTGGTCCAGCTACGTGGCTGAGCCACCGTTTAAGCGATCGTAAGTCGCTAGGATGAGTCCATCAGATGGGCAGCTCAACCAAATAGTTCCGAAACAAGATTGGAGGACCTGATGTCATTTCAAGTTGAAACAGCATTGGTCCAGGCCTATAAGAGTAACATAGAGATTCAGTTCCAGCAAAAAGGATCTCGATTACGTGACACGGTCATGATCGAGTCTCAGAATGCTGAATATGAGTACTATGATCGTATAGGTCCTACCGATGCGGTTGAGGTCACTAACCGTCACGGGGACACTCCTCTCATTTCCACCCCTCATTCCAGACGTAGAATCGCTACGAAGGATTATGACTGGGCGGACATGATAGATAAACGTGATAAGCTGCGTATGCTCGCAGATCCCACTTCCTCCTACACGCGAAATGCAGTCTGGGCATTTGGTAGGAAGCTGGATGATGCTATTATAGTCGCGGGACTTGGTAGTGCCTTCACAGGTAAGACAGGTTCGACAGAAGTAACCTGGGACTCTAACCAGAATATCGCTGTCAATTATGTCGAGTCAGGGGCTGCTGCCAATTCGAACCTTACGATAGGAAAACTTCGTAGGGCCCAGTTCCTTTTTTACAGCCAAGAAACTGTAGAAGAGGATGAGGAAATCTTCTGTGTGATCACGGCCTCGCAGCTGCAAGGTCTGTTGAGAACTACAGAAGTTACTTCGGCGGATTATAACACCGTTAAGGCACTGGTTAAGGGTGATATTAATACGTTCATGGGATTCACGTTTAAGCGCACACAACGCTTAACAACCTCCTCAAGCGCCACGGTTCGCGATGTATTGTTCTACCCCCGTAGTGCAATCACTGTGGGTATGGCGGATGAGGTGAATGTGGATGTTGGTCCAAGGCGTGATAAGCGTAACTCTATCCAGGTATACGTTTCTGCCACATTCGGTGCAGTTCGTATGTGGGAAGAGAAAATAGTACGTGCGTATTGTGACGAAACGACCTAGAGATAGGTCTTGAACTAGGGGAGCCTTATGATTAAACGACCATTAACGATCGTGTTCATACTCCTGGGTATTCTCCTAGTCGGTGGTCTGGCAGCAGACTATCGTGTAATAGTGGAGAAGTTCACAGGACGCACGATTGAAACGCACCCTGAGTATTATAATAGTGAGGTCAAACGAGTAACCTTAGTAAGTCCAGCTGATACCCTCAGTATGGTCGAGGTGTATGGCCCTTTAACTATTACTAATTCTGAAGGTGCGGAGGCAATCGCGGCGGCAGCCGCAGTTTTGCCTACGATAGTAAGTACTAACGATACAATTCGGATAATGCAATCAGCGGCAGCGTTAGCATATACCAATGTTGATGCGGCTGAGACCATTATGGAGACGGCGGCAATCCTACCAACGGTCGTTAACACAAATAATACGATCGCTATGATGTATTCTGCGGCAGCATTGGATTACACCAATATACTGGCCTCAGTAACCATCATGGAGGCGGCGGCAGTATTGCCTGCTATAATGAGTACTAATGACACAATTGCTCTGATGCAATCTGCTGCGGCATTAACCATGACCAATGCGGCTGCTACTGAGTTAATTATGGAGGCGGCAGCGGTGTTGCCTGCTGTAGTTAGTACTAACAACACGATTGCTCTTATGCAATCGGCGGCAGCATTGGCCTTCACTAATGCCACCGCGACTGAGTTAATTATGGAGGCGGCAGCGGTGTTGCCTGCAATCGTGAGCACAAATAATACGATCGCTATGATGGAGTCTGCAGCAGCATTGACGTTTACAAATGCTGCAGGGGCAGAAACTATCATGGAGGCGGCGGCCGTATTACCTGCGATCGTGAGTACGAATGATACGATCGCTATTATGGAGTCTGCTGCGGCGTTAACGTTTACTAATGCCACAGCAGCAGAAGTGATCATGGAGGCGGCAGCGGTGTTGCCTACCATATATAGCACCAATGATGTGGTTGCTTTTATGCAATCCGCGGCGGCGCTGGACTTCACAAATTCAACCGCGGCTGAAGTGATCATGGAGGCGGCAGCGGTATTACCGGCTGTAGGTAGTACTAATAATGTCATCGAGATCATGGAGTCTGCGGCGAATCGGTCAATCACGAATATGGTTCTGATTCTACAAGCCATTACAAATAACAGCGATGCGCTGTAATGAGGAGGTGAGGTAAAGTGGCGGCAATAACGTTTGAAGACTATTCCGATCAAATGGATACGGTTTTGGCAGAAGGTGGCGGGAAACTGAAACCTGATGAGCAACATGGTCGTGTCCGTATGACCCGGTTTACATTCACAGTTCCAACAGGTGATACCGCTGATGGTAGTAATATCGCAGTGGCAATCCTTCCCAAGGGAGCTCGGATCCTAGGAGGTCTCATCAAGGGTGAGGCTCTGGGTAATAGTTCAACTGTTGATATTGGCCTCGCCGGTAGAGACGGTAATGGCTATTACGACGATCCGGCAGTTAATGCGGATAGCGACGAGTTCTTCCTGGCGGCAGGTGCAACTAATGGGGCGTTCAATCTTACGTTTGCAGCGACCATAGCCCTTGGTTATGGTTATCTGTTGACTAAGGAATGCTACCTGGTTATCACGACTGAGACTGGTGCTTGGGATGCTGGACAGGATATAGTCGGTCATGTAGAGTATGTGGTTGACTAGATTCTTGTTTCTTGAAACTTAACCCTCCAGGTAGTCACACCCTACCTGGAGGTTTTTAAGGAGTCACCATGTCATCAGCTATTGAGATTGCTAATAGTGCTCTTATCAAGCTTGGTTCTCCGGCTATTGTTAGTTTGAATGATGACAGAAAGGCGGCTAAGCTTTGTAAGAATAGAATCTATCCATGTGTTCGTGCAGTTCTTAGAATGCATCCATGGAATTGTGTGATTGAACGAGACACCCTGTCCCCTACCACTACTACCCCGAATCATACCTACGAGTATGAACATACCCTTCCTTCAGCTTGTTTACGTGTCCTTGAGATAAACCCGATAAACGAGGATGATTACCGAATTGAGGGAAATAAGGTTCGTACGGATACTGACACTATAGAGGTCAAGTATATCAAGGACCCTGGAGAGGCGTTAGAACCTCTTGATGATTTATGTGCAGAGGCTTGTGCCCTGTATCTTGCTTGGGATATATGTTTCGCATTAACTGAGAGTCGTGGTCTCAAGACTGATGTTTGGAAAGATTTTAAGACTATGCTTGGTAAGGCGAAATCTGCTGATGGTAAGGAAGATCCATATCTTGAGATGGAGGCAGAACTTTGGCTTGAGTCAAGAACATCCGGTTCTCGTGGTCCTATGAGGGCAAATAGGTAATGGCACGTGCGGATATAATTAAGACTAACTTCACATCAGGTGAGGTCTCCCCGTTAATCCTTGGACGCACTGACATCACTAAGTATATGAATGGGGCTGAGATCATTGAGAATTTTCTGGTGAAACCACAAGGCGCCTTGTTTCGTAGGAGTGGGACACGGCTAATAAATGAGGTTAAGGAACAGAGTAAATTCACCAAGCTTGTTCCTTTTGAATTTTCTGATGTCCAATCATATGTCTTGGAGTTTGGTGACACTTATATGCGTGTATATATGAATGGGGGAGTTGTTGAGAATCCTCCAGGAACTCCTGTAGAGATTGTGACTCCATGGGCAACATCAGATCTTCCAGATCTCTCCTATACCCAATCTGCAGATATTCTATTTGTTTGTCATCCAGATTACCAAACTAGAAAAATTTCTAGAACTGGACATTCAGCCTGGACCATTGAGCTCTATGAGACGACTGATGGTCCATATCTTCCGCTTAATATAGAAGATATAGAGATGCAAATATCCAGTGTTGTTGATAGGGAGACTCTCATATCTACAACAAGTGATTTTGCTGTTGGTGATGTTGGAGATTATGTAGAGTATAATAAGAATGGTATCCCAACACTTGGAGAGATCATAGCCTATGTCTCAGTGACTGAGGTGTTGATAAGACCAATTGAGAATATTGTAGAGCCATTAGATTCAGAAGTGACTTTTGTCTCTCTTGGTGGTGCCCCGCTTGTGGCTGTGGTTACTCATGGAGTTTTTAATAGGTACATTGTAGGAGCATATCTTAGATGTGATGTTGGTGGATCAATTACTTGGAATTTGATTAGTGGGTATGATGGGGCATCACGCACCGATGTTACTGTGGGTGCATCACTAACTATGGTTGCTACTACTGGGATACTCAGTACTAAGGATCGAACAATTACCGCTGTTATGGATTGTACTGAAAATATGTTTGTATCTACAGATGTTGATCGACAATTTAGACTAGATTTTACGACAGATCAAGTATGGGGTAAGGTCGCGTCTTATGTATCAGTGACTCAGGTAACTGTGGAGTTGGATATTGCCATACCTCTCAAGGACGCTGATCCCACATCATATAAGGATGATGGACGTACACGATCTTGGAGATTAGGGGCTTGGGGTGAAACTACTGGATGGCCATCATGTATTACCTTTCACGAGGAACGTCTTTGCTTTGCCAATACTGAGGAGGAGCCACAGACTGTCTGGATGAGTAGATCAGGGGATTATTCAAACCATGCCCCCACTGAGCCTAACTCAGATGTTTCTGATGATAACGGTATCACATACACAATAGCCTCAAATAAGGTGAACTCTATCAAGTGGTTGAGATCCAGTCAGGTATTGTTAATAGGAACTATTGGGGGAGAGTGGGAAGTAAAGGGATCTTCTGCCAGTGAACCCATATCACCAATCAATATCTCACTGTCCCAGCAAACCTCATTTGGATCACTATTGAGTAACCCAGAGAAGATAGGTAATTCTATTCTTCATGCTCAAAGATCCGGTGATAAGGTGAGACAATTATCCTATAGTTTTGAGGCAGATTCTTTTGTGAGTAGTGATATGACCATTGTTTCTGAACATATTATTCGAGATGGTGGTGGTATCACAGATATGGCTTTTCAACAAGATCCAAATAATATATTATGGATGTCCCGTGTTGATGGAATTTTGGTCGGATTTACTTACGTTAAAGAACAAGAAGTCTTTGCCTGGCACCGCCACATTTTGGGCGGTCTTTTTGGAACAAGTAATGCTGTTGTAGAATCTATAGCAGCAGTATCAAGTGCCGTTGGAAATGTTCTTTATATGGTTGTGAAAAGAACAATCGATGGATCAACAGCCAGATATATTGAATACCTAGAAGAAGACTTCTATCCAGTTGACGAGGAAGATAAGGATGATATGTTTTTTGTTGATTCTGGATTATCATATTCAGGAGTTCCAGCCATAATACTTGCTGGATTAGATCATTTAGAGGGTGAGACAGTTCAAGTGTGTGCTGATGGTGCCGTGATACCAGATAAGATTGTTTCAGGTGGACAGATCATTTTAGATGATGCGGCGGGTAATGTTCATGCGGGATTACAATTCACGTCTAGGATGCATACTCTCCCCCTTGAGGGTGGTGGTAATTGGGGAACATCTCAAGCAAAGATTAAAAGAATCAAACGATTGGGATTACGAATACTAACCTCTTTGGGATTCAAACACGGAACTGAGATAGCCAATTTAGAGGTAGAGTCATTTAGAGGTGAGTCTGATCTGACAGATAAGTCTCCACCCCTGTTTACTGGAGATAAGAAGATAGAACTAGATCATGACTATGATACTCTTGCACAATATTGGATATATCAAGATTCTCCCTATCCGCTGAATATATTGGCACTAATGCCTGAGTTTAGTACATGGAGTGAGTAATGGCCTGGTGGGGAATAGTTGGTGGGTTGCTGAGTGCTCTTGGTCAGTACAACCAGGGAAAACAGGCTTGGCAAAATGCTCAATCTAATTCTGATGCACTTCAGAGTATTGCTCAAATTAATGCAGATAGAGCAAGGAGTGAGGCCAAGTTTAATTCTACGATGGCCAAGATGCAGGGAACTTATGATTCCTCTGTGGCACAGTTAAATTCAAAAATTGCAGGAGATAATGCGGCAAGGGCAAGAGAGGCCTCTCAATATGAGGCAGATAGAATTAGGGATAGAAATAGAAGATTAAAAGGAGCGCAAAGGGCCAAGTATGCCAAGGCTGGAGTTCAACTTGAAGGGACTCCTATGGATGTTATTTATGATTCTGCCATACAAGGAGAACTAGATGCCTTGTCAGTAGAATATGTGGGTAGGGTTGAAGGAGTAAGACTGGAGAATCAGGCCTTTCTCTATAACTATCAGGGAACATCACTACTCACCATATCTAGATTCCGTGCAAAACAATACATGAATGCGGGTAATCTTCTGGCTGATAGTTATATGCATGAGGCTGATCTTAGATCTTCACTGTTATTGCAACAAGGTAGGAATCAGCGAACAGCATCTAATTGGAATTCAATATCCTCTCTATTAAGTATATTCTCAAACATGGGGAATAGGAACTCATTGAACCCTGGTAATTATAGTGCCTAAAATACCCATACAAATCGCACAAAAAGGACGAGAGACCAGACCACATGGATTATTCTCAGGTGGCCAACTCAGTTCTTATATGTCTTCGGTCAGGGCTATGCCAGTAAGACTAAGGCCTGTCCTTGGAAATGTTCCACCGAAGTTTGGTGCAGAGCAGGGGCGTAATTTTGAGCGAGCTCTTAAGATGATCGATAACAATATAGAGCGTCGTGCGGCCTATAACAATGCCTTATGGGTTCATGAAAAATCTGCCAGTTCTAAGAAACAGTGGATGGAGTGGATAGACGATGCTCAGAGTAAGGGAGAGCTTGAACTTGTTGATCGATTCAGAGAAGAGTATAGTAAGTATGTGAACGATGTTGTAAATACTGCAGATAATGTCGAGTCAAGAAATGCTCTTCAAAAGGAGTTGGATCTGTTGGGATTACGGTTGTTAGGTCAGAGTATGCATCTTGAGGCTAGAAATAGATCTCAAGACACGATCATTCGTCTTAATCAGCTAATAAGAACATCCTCTGATATTGTTGCAATAAGCAGCAATCCAAAAGAAGATTTGAAGGATCAGCAAGAAAAACTTAAAGACAATATTGCAAGTGCATTAGCGGCAGGTAAGATTACAAGGAAGATGGCAGATTCATTTAATAGCAGTATAAGTAATTTATCTGCTGAGGCTGTTGATTATCTGTCAACAAAAGATCCTCAATTAGCAAAAGAGATTTTGGACGCGGCCAAGGATATTCCCATGCATATCCGTGCCACCTTGGAGCGTAGAATCCAGGCCGCTAGTAAGAAGCATGATAGTCTTTTTAGGGCTCAGCAAGAAGAACTTCTCAAGAACAATATTACTCAGATTAAAGATTTTGGACAGGCAAATCAATTGTTTAATTTAGAGATTTATAAGTCAGCAACATCTGCTGGTCGGGCTCATAATGCTAAATCTTTGATAGATCAATCATATCGATTCTTCAGTGCCAAGTCAGAGATGGAGGGGCAGAGTAATAATCAGATAGATAAGACCATGGCCAAGTATATTCCTAAGAAGGGGTCACGAAGCTATTTCAGGGATAAGGAGGCATTCCTTGAATTAGTTCAATGGGCTAAGAGACAGAAGAGGCAATTAGCCAATGACTCCTTCACCTATGTTCTACAAGATACAACCTTGAAAGAACAGGCTGATTCTTTGAGTAAAGCAGATCCTGAGACTCAGGCCATAATGACTGAGAAGTTTATAGATAATAATCTGGACCATCAGAAAGAGTTAGAGATTCCTGATGGGAGAAGATCTGTGGCTCCTCTTGATGTTCTTAAATCTACCGCGGCCAATCTTAATTATGCTGAACCTGCTCAAGCTCTTCAGACACTTCAGCAATTGAGCCTTAAATATGGTAAACATTTTCCAAAGCTTATTGGAAATATGTCAAGTCTTTCTGGAGATAAGAAGATTGATACAGTCACTCAGATTGCTGCACATCATATGGGTAAACCCTGGATCATTGACTTCTTAAATGCGTCAAGAATAAAGGAATCTGAGTTTGCAATACCTTCAGAAGATATGTCTGATATTAAGAAGAGGGTTGCAACTCATTCTGATGTTATTGATTTTACAAATTCTCTGTTGTCAACGGATAGTAGTCCTGAGAGAATGCAGTATGCCAATGATTTTAATGAGGCAGTTAGACGTCAGGCCATGCTTCATGCATCAAAGGGGATGAGCATACGTAAGGCGATCACATTGGCATCAGATCAGATAATATCCGATAGTTTCGCCTTTGGAGAATCGTCTGATAAGACTTATGCAATTTCTAGACAATACGTTGGACGAAGCGGTAATATCTATAACCATGATAATAGAGATATTGCCAAGATTCGTAGAATACTTGATATGCAGTTAGAACGGGCAGAATTACCCTGGTATGAGCCTGCCTCAGATTTTAAGGGGCTTGATCCTAAAGATATTGATCTGAAACGATTGAATGCGGATATTAGGATGAGGCCCGAGGACCTCATGTCAGATAAGTTGTTTTGGGCAACATCTGAAGATATGAATGGTGTCACGCTCTTTGCCCCAGGTGTTGGTGAGAACGCTCAAAGAGTTTATAGCAAAAAGACAGGTAAATCGATTAAGTTTACTTTTGAAGAACTAATCTTGACCTATGATAATTGGCTTATAGAGACGAAAAAACCAGATGTGGAGAAACAAATTGAGTTTGGACAGATGTATCCGGCATATCACCCATAACCATTATGCAATTTCTTACTAAAGAGACAGAGAACCCTTGGTTCCGGGTTAAAACACCTGATGTGGGACTTGGGCCCTTTCTCTCGGCTCATATGAGGCAAAGTTTAAGGTTTGCCCCAGTATCAGGTATGGCTAGAATGACAGAACTTTCTCTTGCTCAGGCTGGTGAGAAGATCAGTGTGGATGAGGCTAATGAGAGATGGGGAATTCCAGAAGAATTAGAGTTTGATGAACCTATTTCTGATTTAGGTGCTCAAATAATGTATGAACGTAAGAAGAGAGAATTGCAAGATGAGTATGAGATTGCTTCAGGTTATACAGGGCTTGGGAGAATGTCAGCAGGCTTTGTTACTCAATTAGTTGGCCAGGCACTTGACCCCATAAACCTTGCCTCCATGTTTATACCTGTTGTTAGTCAGGCAAAGACGGCGAGATGGGCTGCACAACTCGGTTCTGTATGGAAGGCGCGGGCACTTACCGGAGTGATTGAGGGTGCTGTGGGTGCTGCCTTGGTGGAACCTCTTGTAATTCTTCCTGCAATGCAAGAGAAATCTCATTATGGAATGAAGGATGCGGCCATCAATTTAGGATTTGGTGCAATTTTGGGCGGTGCATTTCATGTTGGTGTTGGTAAACTTGGAGATAAACTTACAGAATTCCGTCTTACACAGAGTGCTGATAGAAATCAGGCCCTTGCTAGGATGTTCCAGGTAGAATATGAGATGGAGAGCAGGGCATTACGTGGTGGAATGATGGATAGTCAACAAATAGCCCTGGCACAATCGGCCCTGAATGATATTCTTCAGGACCAGCCAGTCATGAACCCAGCCAAGATGATGCAGGTCATTGAGGAACTTAATCCACATCAGCGAAATATTCGAAATGCTGGAATGGTGTGGGAGAGACATCAACCAAGAATAGAAAGATTAAGTGATTTGGATGTTGATACAAGAACTGCAATGCATGCTACAATTGCAGATGTTACTTTAGATTATGAAGGTGCTAAATTTAAGGCAGTTGGGGATGATATAATTTATGATCCAGTTGGGAGATATGAAGGTGAAGAAGCTAATCATGTATTAAGTGCCTTTGAGGAAGGGTTTAAACCAGAAATGGATGTGTTAGTGATTAGGGATGGTGATACTTTAATTGCAGCAATATCATATAAAGAGACTGATGATATGATTCAAGCCTTTACCTTAGGCTCTATAGGTAAGAGGGGTGAGGGTACTGCTCTTGGGTTTGAATTATTACACCGAGCGCGTGAACGGGGTAAACGAATTAATTGGTCCTCATCTGATCCATCTATACAATATTATAGACGAATTTTTGAACCTGCTAAGGGAGAAACAGAATTTGCCTTAGAGCCTGATGCCATAGGACGTCTTCTTGATGAACAGAAACAACTTGTTGAACAACTCAAGCTTCGTAGAGAACGAGCCAGGGTTCAGAATAAACGAACCACGGTTGACGAACCACACCTCTATGAGGAGCCTAAGAACTTAGAGGAGGTCAGATCACGAGCCACTGATATTGAGGCAGAGATTAAGGAGGTGGAGGTTGACCTCGATCCAAGCAGGGCAGAGGGTGCTCCTGAAGTAGAGGCGCCTGCCCCTGAGGTAGAGGCACCTACTCGTCTCGACATCAAAGAAGGAAGAAGAGTACCTCCTGAAGAGGCATATTATTTGGATCAACCCGAAGTTAAAGAATCTATAGCCTCCCTTGATAAGGTCGAGGGGATCGAGGAATTAAGATCTGCACTACGTGGTAGGGAGCTTTATCATGTAACTGCTGTGGCTGAGGAGAAGATATTTGCTGAAGGACTTAACAACAAACTTAATTACTTTACACTAGATGAACCTGTATGGGATCTAGGTGAAGTAGAGATTGCTATCTATGCTGATGATGTTATGGATCGTATATTTATTGATCCTGAAGGAGTTCATGAACGAGTCATGGATTTTGAGGATATAATGAATGATCCAAAAACAATGTCAGAAACATTAAGGGTTGCAAAAGAACAATTTGGACAAATTACTGGTGCTGATAATATAGTGGTTATTGGGGAAATTCCACCTGAAAAGATTATTGCATCAGGGGTATATGGGCAAGAACCTCGAGTTAGGGGTGCACCCGCCCCTCGTGCAGAGCCTGTAGCTCGTGCAGAGGTTGTAAAAATACCAGAACCAAAGATAACAGAATTACGAGCTAAAGTACCGAAAGATATTCTAGATGTAACATCTGAGTTTGGTGTGGATATTGTTAGTCTTTGGCAGGCTGCTGATCCAGTATTAGGAGAACCATGGTATCATGGACGCTCTAGTCTTGTTGATTTTGAGCAAGGTCGAATCGCCTGGTTTACTAGAGATAAGCCATATGCAAATACAATGATGCGGGTTCATAGTGATCTAGAGGTTCATATAACTGATACCACTACTGGTAAGACATATAATTCTCTTTCAGAATTTCCAGATGAGGTTCTTACAGATTATTTATCTAGATTTTATCCTGAAAGATTTGTTGAAGAGCGTATTGGTGGTGAGCTTGATACAATACTTACTACTAGAATTAATGTACAAAATCCCGCTGACGTTGGTCAGTTTTTGACGATCATAAAAGAATATGATCCAACTTTACGGGTTGAGATAGATGAGTTTGGACAATCAATAGCTCACATGTCTGATAAAGCTAGTAAACAAATTTTCAAAGAGTCAGGATACCATGGCCGCAATATTTTAGATATGATCTATATTCCGGAAGTAAAAGAACGTCTTAAGGCTGCAGGATTTGATTCTGTTATTATGGGTGATCCTTCCAGTGGTCTTGGGGTATATGCTGATACTTTAGTTGTTTTTGATCCAAATAAAGTAGAAGTTGTTGATCAACTAACTGGTGGATTGAAGCCAGAACCACCCGCCCCTCGTGCAGAGGCAGCAGAGCCACCTGATATACGAGAATCCCTGGCCCCTGACGAGAGAATTACCTATGATGAGCTGACGGTGGATACTCGTGATGTTGATGCTAGGAATCGGGCTATTGAGGCCGCGAATGATTGTATAACGAGGCATATATAATGGCACATCCTTGTGTATCGATAATAAGAGAAGCTGCTGGGGAACTTATATCTGAGTCTCAGGCAGAAGAGCTTATAGATACCATTCTTGAGAGGGGCAGAAATACTGAGAATGCCCGTCTGGTCTCTAGTGAGGAGGCGATTCGTCAAGTCACCGCCGAGATGATTGAGAACAATAAACTTCAAGGGGTGATTCAGAAGCGTAATGCCTTGATCACTATTCGTGCACAGAGAAAGATGGGTGAGTTTGCACATAGATATAAGACTCTTGGCGAGGGGATGGATGCCTTCTTGAATGGGTCCAGACGACAAATTGCTGGGGCAAGATTATCTGTTGATGCACAGATAGTATCTCTTCGTAATGGGTACGTTGGCAAACTTATTGCTGGCCTGGAAGAGGCAGACTTGATGCGAGAATTTCAGACCAATGCCCTAGAACGTGAGGTATTTCAAGAGCTTTGGAATTATAGTAACGATGCTAACCAGGTACCTTCTGGTAGTAAACGAGCCAAGGCGATGGCTCGTGTAATAAGAGAAATTCAGGAGGATATGCTTGCTAGGGAGAATCGTGCTGGTGCCTTCATAAATATGCGTGATGATTATGTGATGCGACAAGCACATGATCCTCTGGCTATACGTAAGGCTGGGGGCAAGGGTGTGGGTGAGGGGTCTAGTGAGGCATCGTTCATGGTGTGGCAAGAATTCATCCTCCCTCTATTAGATCATGAGAATACATTTCAAGGTGCTGATCCTGGTAAGTTCTTAAGGGGAGTTCATGAGGGTATATTGACCGGGGTTCATGGTGTATCTGGTACCTCCGCAGTGGCCGAGTTTCAAGGTGCCGGGTCGTTGGCCAAGAAGGTAAGTCAACGGAGAGTTCTTCATTTTAAGGATGCTGATTCCTCCTATAAGTATAATCAGAAATTTGGTGCGAAGAGTTTACGTGAAGGTATCTTGAATGATATACGTCGTACCGCCCACTCAACCGCATTAATGGAGAACCTTGGACCTAACCCTGAGATGTCGTTCAAACGAATGATTCGTAAGTTGAAGGAGGAGGGGCGCACCCTCCCTAATGATAGGGCCCAGATAAAGTCATTAGAGAGTGAGTGGCTGCATGGCTCATTTGATCAATTAATTGGTAGATACGATATGCCGTCAAATCCCACACTTCATATAATAACTAGTGGGGCTCGAACACAGGCAATACTATCAAAACTTCCTAATATTATGCTCTCAGCAATTCCTGATAAGGGGTTCTTTCAGATGGCTGGTACATTTCAGGGCATGAGAGGTATGGATCTATTGACGGAGCAATTTAGATTATTTGGTCCTAGAACTAAAGAATGGAAAAGACGAACATATCTTCTAGGGGCTGCAGTGGATGGATTTCTTGGGAATATAACGTCTCGGTTCACATCCATAGATAATACGTCTGGTAGGATGTTTAAGCTACAACAAGGCTTGTTTAAGATTAACGGGATGAGCTGGTGGGATGATATTCATACCGGATCATTCGCTCAACTTGAGGCCGCACATCTCGGAACTCATGCACGGATGGGTTTCGCAGAGTTACCGGGTGAGTTGAGGAATGTACTATCATTCTATGAGATAACCCCGCGCGACTGGGATGCGATACGAAGCACTATGTATACGGCAGAGGATGGCTATAGATATATAACACCCGATCAACTTAAGAATCTTCCTGATAGTGCTGTGGATAATCTAATTCTTGAAGCTGGCGGTATTGTCTCAAATAACAATAGACTTCGTATGAGAGATCAGTTAGAAACGAAAATTCGTACCTTCATAACGGATCAGGGTGCTGATGCAATAATTAGACCAGGTAATAAGGAACGTCTCATAGCGAATCTCAATACCCAGGCAGGTACGGTCAAGGGGATGGCGGCAAGGTTACTAATGCTCTTTAAGTCCTTCCCGATATCTGTGTGGAATCGAGTGATAATGCGTGAACTTAGGAGTCATGGTCAGTTCTCAGGTATTGCGAGACTCATGAACAAGGGCAATTTTAGACTGGCACAATTGATTGCATTGACCACAGTTGGGGGTTATGTGTCGATGTCAATTAAGGATGCTCTTAAGGGGAGAACACCAAGACGTTTAATCGATGCTGATGGAACTATAGCCTGGCGAGTCCTCAATGATGCCATGTTACGTGGTGGGGGACTGGGGATTTATGGCGATTTTCTCTTTACTGAATATGATCGTAGCTATCGCAACTTCCTTAACGTGACCACAGGACCCGTCATAGGGCAAATTCCGGAACTGGCAGCAACCATCACCGACCTCAAATCTGGAAAACCCGTGGCTAGATCCGCGGAAAAATTAGTCCTAGGTAACACTCCGTATATCAATTTGTTTTACATTAGACCAGTCCTGGATTATATTATACTATGGAATATACAGGAGATGATGAGTCCTGGATATACTCGTAGGATGGAACGAAATGTTGAGGAGCGAAATAATCAAGGTTTCTTTATACGACCTACGGAGGTAGTGAGATGACGTTAGCGACAACAGATTCACGAATACAATATTCCCCTAATGGGGTTACTGTTAACTTTGCATTCCCGTATTACTTTCTCAGTGGTTCACATCTTCAAGTAATAGAGACATCTATACTTGATGTGGATACCGTGAAGGTGTTAGATACAGACTACACAGTCACGGGTGCTGGTGTTCTCTCTGGCGGTACTGTCGTATTTGGCGTCGCACCCACATCAGGGACTCGAATCACCATAACTCGAATCGTGCCAGTGACTCAGCTCCTTGACTATATTGCTAATGATGCCTTTCCAGCCGAGACCCACGAATTAGGTCTTGACAAGCTCACAATGATTTGTCAACAACTCGCCCTCAACGCCAATTACGGTAGAGCAATAACTGTCCCTGCCTCAGAACCAATATCTACAAATCTTATCCTTCCACTCGATCGTGAAAACACGGTCCTAATATTCGACGCTGATGGCAACGTCTCAACGACAGATCTTGCCACACTGATAGCAACCATAGCCAGCACCGTGGGATCTAATTTCAGTGTAGGTGTCGTGACGGGCACATCAACAATCAAATCCTGTACCTTCCACCTTGACGGTACGGGACCTTTCAAGATTCGTGTCTGGATTGTTACAGGTAGTCCCGCCTCACCCACTATCATAGAGACGATACAGCCGCCTGATGGAAATTTGGTTACTAATTGGGATGTCTTAACAGATGGTGGGGATGCCGTGGTGACGTTAGAACATAACGGGGCATCTGCCACATGGAAAGTATGTGCTGAATGTCAGGGCGTGGTAATTATGAGTCCTGCCTTTACGATAGGAGCGTGATGAGACGATTACTTATATCATTATTGTTAATTGCAAATGTTGCCAATGCCCAGTATTATAGTGCCTTCAAGTATGCCCAGTATAAGGGAACCAATAAGACTGATGCCACATTACGTAGTATGATCACGGCCCTTGGTACCCGGACCTGTAGTATTGTTCTTGATGGTGGCGCCTGGAACATCGTAACTAATGTCACATTCACCACGAACGTTGGATTGAGGATTCTTCCTGGATCATATCTTAATTGTACCAACACCGCATCTACCATACTCTTGGGTACCAATGCCCCATTTGAGGCAGAGGCAATAAAGGTATTCTATGGGACAGGCACTGTGACTGGTAGTCCCGCCTTTACATATCGATATCCTGTATGGGGCAATATTACCAACTTTAATATAGGGCAAGGAAGATTGACTGATGTCTGGCTTCCCAGTCACTATGAGGATAACGGTGGTCAGTTGGTAACGGTGACAAGTATTACCAACTATTACGAGGATAATGGTGGGTTGCTAATGACGACCAACTCCCTCACGAATCACCTGGAAGAGAATGGTGGGGAGCTTGTCACTACCACATCCATCATAGATCATCAGGGTGTTAGAGATACTATGTGCGGCATGCGCCCACTATATAGTGACGGGACCAGTGTGGTAATACAGGTAGGGTGTGGTTACATCGTTGATAAATATTTCAGACATACCAATACCACTGCCCTTATTATCACTAATCTAGTTGCTGGAACAAATCAAACCTACGTCTATCTGGACTATGACATGTCCACTTATCCTAGTACCCTGGTATTTTATGACAAGACTAATGCTCCAGCCCTTAACTCAGTATATGGTGGGTGGTACAGTGGCAATGATAGATTAATGGGTGAGATATTTCAGACTAATAGCATAATCCGTGATTTTCAGGGGCATAACAATGAGTATATAATACGCGACATTATGGTCATGGGTAATGATATAAATCCTGATGGTGCCTGGCAAGTTCCAAATGTTGATGAGTCAAC